GATCTCCACCACCAATCTGTTTATTGCCATCATCTGATCCGATGAATAACTTATAAGAATCCGTTGTAAATCCGGGTTCTCCTATTGAAAGAGTAGGTAAATTTGTCTCTAAACCTCTTTTTAATTTGAGAGTTGGTGCCGACATCTATACCACTCAGAATTACATGTTATTATTTAGAATGAGCCATAATCTAATACATTATCGTCGTTACCATCAGCTCTATCAAGAATTTCAAATGGGGTTGTGAACTCAAAGTCTGTTCCATTAAAGATAAGAACATCATTAGTAGAAATTCCAGTAGTATTAACATCATCCAACAAGGAAAGAGAAGTTCTTCCTGCACCTATATTACCCTGAGATGTTGCAATAAAACGACCATCCGATGCACTATAAACAATTACATCACCATCATTTACATTATCAGAAATTATCTGCCTCAAACTTCCAAGAATATCAGTTCCAATAAATTTACCAGAATTTGAATCAAATACAACTGAATTTCCGTTAGTTGTTGTTGCATCAACATCATCTAAATCTGTAAATGTGGTTACTCCCCCTCCAACACCACCAACCCATTTTCCTACAGAAGAATCATACTTGAGGAACCTATTATTAACTTTTGCAGTATTTCTATCAACATCATCAAGAAACTCAAGTCTAACTTCACCACCACCACCTTGTGCACTAGAAGTTCTAACAGTTTCATATACCATTTTACGAAGCTGTTCCATCTCTCGCTTCAATCTTGAGATTTCAGTTTCAGATTCGTTAATTTTCTCTTCCTCTGGAATTAATTTATCCAGAATTTCCATAGATTTTTCAATATTTTCATTTATTTCTCCATCTTCCTTCTTCAAAGGCTCAGGTTCAATAATGTTTATTGATTCTATCTCTGTTGGAACGTAATCATCTTTCCAATTCTTTGTATCAACCTCTTCTTTTTGAGTTTTTACCCACTCATCTGGAATTATTCCATGTTTTTTCTTAAATTCGTTGTGTAATTTAAGAGGTGTAATATCAAAATCAACGCAAATACCTTTCATCAATCTATCAATTGAATTATAAGAGGTATTTTTTAAATTTAAAAGTTCTTTTTCAAGCACTTTTACTGCTTTTTTTGCAGATTTTTCAACTTTTGGGTTCTCTGTAAACAAGAATGTTTCAAAAACCTTTGCTTGAGCAAGAATTTCCTTTTTTTCTTGTAATTTTTTCTCTTCTTTTTCTTTAAATTTCTTTTTTTCTTTACTTAAAGATGCAAAAAGATCTGAAAGGGATACCTCCCCAATTATTTCTTTCTTTTCTTCTTCCTTTTTCTTCTTTCCTTCGCCAATAAGACTGAAGAAATCTCCTAAATTATCCATATGCAGAGATCTTCAACGTAAACTATTTATCAGGAGTGTTATTCTTCAAAAGTTTCTGAAGTTCAGCTGTTGAACCAACAAAAAGAGCATTATTTACAGTTGTTGATGTTTTGCTTTCCTTTGTTTCGTCAAGATCCTTGAGTTTTTGTTGAAGATTAAGGAGTTTATCTGATGCATCAGCAACATTCTTAATAAGTTGACCAGCAACTTCATAAGCTCTTGGTGTTTCTGTTTCTTGAGCTAATTCAAGAATACCATTGATAGCTTCTTGACCCTTTTCGATGATTGAATAAAGATTCCCTCTGGTATACTCATAGTCCTTTTTTATATCTTCAGCCTGAGATCTTATTTTTTCAATTTTTTTCTCAGATTCAAAGTTTTTTTCTGTTGGAACTACTTCTGTTGGAGTTACATCAAATGTTTCATCGAGCTTTTCAAATTTTTTACTCATAACTTTAGAATACATTTCCATTGAAACCAAAATCATCACCAATTTCAACTAATGCATCATCAGATGTGTTAATCTTACTGATGGGAGCACCCTTAACGTGATTTTGAAGAGTTGAACCATCAATAGATCTATTAACTGAAATTTTATTACCTGACAGGTTAATAATTTTCATTGCTTCATTGCCAATATAGATGCGATCATATTTGGAGAATACAGACCCATCAACAACATCAATTATTGTCTCAATCATATCTACATCTTCATTGAGAAGTGTAGCTGTATCGCCATTGTAATCCTTGAGAGCTTTTGGTGTAACTTGATATGTAAGATCTCTTTGAGCTTTTCCACCCTGTGAACCAGCAATATAACCAACAGAAACCTTCTTGATGATATCGTCTGAGATATCCCCAGAAACAGGACCAAAGACGTATGTTTTAGCGGTGAATGTTAAAGTGTAAATGAGAGCTCTTCTGGTATCAAAGTTTCCTTCATAATCATCAGTCATCTGAATATTATCCAACACAATTGGAACATCTCTTTTTTCCTTCAGATCATTAAGGAAATTAATGGGGAGATTATAAGCTGGTTGGAAGTATGGAAGGATTTGCTCAATGATTTGAAGCATATCCTCATTCAATTTTGTGTAAATAGATAACTCAATTGTCATATTGTATGGAACAGGGAGATAAGCTTTCTTCATCTCTCCGCTCTCATTTTGAGCTACAAATTGTTGTGTTTGGTTTGTTCTTCGTGAAGGATCATATTGGAGGTTTGTAAACTCAAAAGACATCCTAGGAAGTGTAATTGAAACTGGTTTGTTTAGATCAGATTGCTGTTCCAAACGAGCCAAAAACTTTTGAGTAGGACCGTAAGCAAGAGGAACTTGAACAACGCTTGTAACGTCGTCACTTGAATCCTTATGTTTTATTTGAATACCGTTAAAAAGTGAACCAAAGGAAATGATTACGGATCTGAAGACCTCGTTATAAAAATACTCAAACATGATCTTGCACGAATATGCTTCTATTTATCAGGGTGTGCCAAAAGGATTATTTGTATCAAAGTTTATGATCTCATCAGCCTCTCTTTCGATGATATCATTATCAGCATATGGTGTTACCAAATCATCAACAACAACACTAGTGATTACCCTTCTTGCACCAGATTCCTGACCAACAATTTGTTCACCAGCCAAGTATTGTCCATCAATGATAGAAATCTCAAGAGTATTTGCAACAGCATCATATTCTTTAACTCTTGATTGAACAAGTGATCTTTGTCCAATAACAACTTCATTGAAGATGAATGATCCTGTGAAGGTTGTTCCAATACCATTTGGATTTTCAAATGTAATATCTATACTTGTATCTGTGTAACCTGCACCTGCGTTTGTTATACATACAGCCGTTACAATACCTGCGCTATTAATAACTCCGTAACCTTCTGCTCTCTCAAATCCTTCTGGGAGATCTGTATCATAGGTATCAATATTATTATCATTAGTGAATGAAGTTTGGCTAAATCCAGGATGTTCTGATGAATATGCAGGTAACGGGAAAATAATATTTGGATTCATAGTATAACCAGCACCAGCATTAGTGATAGTTACAAATTGAACTGATCCAAATGTGGTGATACCTGCAGTTGCAGCAGCACCTGTTCCACCACCACCCTGTATGGTAATCATTGGAGCAATTGTATATCCACAACCAGCATTTGTTAAACAAATACTTGCTACCATACCAGATGGGTTGCCAAAACAATCATTATATGCTCTTGTAATGGAGGCAAAACCAACAGCAGTTACTCCACCAGAAGGTGCTGAGGAGAATCCAACAATTGGATTTTTATAACCACTTCCCATATTTTCTATGGTTATGGTTTTTACTGATCCACCAGTGCAAATTCCAACAGTACCTTGTGCAGTTTGTCCCAAACCAAGAAGGTTTAATGTTTGAATATAACCAATTTGCTCTATATCATCATCAATTTTTTCAACACCAGTATCAATAACTTCATCTTGATAACGGAACAATTCACATTTCAGTTTATAAACGTAATTCTTCTTAAGTTGATAGAAGGGTTGTTCGTGCTCTACAAACTTAATTTCAAACATTCTCTCACCAAGAGGAAACCAAATAATATCACCCTCTTTTGGTCGAGTTGCCAACTCAATATTTGGTAAATTTTTAATCAGTGGTGTAACATAATCTTCAAATCTTTCTCTTGAAATAACTAATTCAAGATCATCCTGACTATCAATTCCAAACTTAGTTAAAATAGTGCCTTGTCCACCATAACCCTCATAACTATCAACATAAGCTTCAAGTGGATAAGCATTATTGAACTTTGATTCAATAACTTCACGAATTACAGTATTTTTTGTAATATATTTTCGAGGCATGTAATATACCTCGACACCATACATCCTAATCTGCTCATTTACCAGACTTTGAATTAAACTTTGCTCACTCTTTGAGCCATTTAGAAAGAAGGGATTTAACATTTAACATCACCCTATGAGATCAAGAGGAGGAAGTTCATATGTGGTTGGTAGCTGTTCCATTATTTTTTCAATTTCTTTCTCTGCATCATCATAAATCTGTCTACCATTAAATTCAATTCCACCAGGCAATTTAACACCTTGGAATTTAATAAGATTCATTCCCCACTGTCTCTTAATAATGGCAGTGAGATATTTTTTTAGAAATAGATCATTCCATACTTTAGAATAATCATTTGGATCCATCAATCTCCAACAATCAATAATGAGATATTGATCTTTTCTAAGATTATTAAAATCAACATCCAAATACAACCTATCTTGGCGTATATTGTATCTAATTTGTTTATGAGTATTCAGAAGAAAATTTAAGGTTTCCAAATAACTCATTGTCATTGAATACGAAAGAATATCAGTTGATCCCCAGTAATAAACATCATTAAGGAACAATTGATACTTAAAACTAAACATATTCGATGAACTCATACTTTGAGCATCATCGTATTGAAATACTTTATTAACTCCGATAACTGAGCTAGGAATTTGTATGTAATTACTATTTTCGTGGTAGTTAAATGTGGTGGCAGTTCCAACAATATTAGTAGTAGCAGATGTTGTTGTAATTCCTGCTTGCTGTCCACTTCCTGGCGGTCTTGCGGTTCCTCTATCAATATCATCTTGTGTTATTTTATACTTCAAATATACTTGCGATACACCATCATAATGCCTCTCATTGTAGAGCTGAAGGGCATCATCTACTAAATCTTCAATCTGTTCATCAGCTACATTGACCTCAATTACTGGTGCACCAAGTTGTCTGAGACTATAATCAATCAATTCTTGTCTTGAAGAAGGCTTTGCCATTATAGAAACATACTCTTTTTATTATTTAGGGTGCTGAAGAAGCTCCTCCTACAACTAGAATATTTCCTGATGCCAAGGCATAAACTGTAGATGCAGTGCCCATTAAAATATTATATTCATATCTACCAGGTTTAATATTTCTGGTTGATGTTGAACCTAATGATATATTGAATTCACCCTCAATAGCTGATGTAATTCCAACAGTAAAAGTTGCGATGGTAGGTGAAGATGAACCTACAGATGTTGTTTTAACCATCTGAGATGAACCAGAATATCCTGTTAGGTTATAATCTGATCTATCATTATTGATAACCTTAAAAGTTGAATTAAAATCAGCACCCCTGTTTATGGTTAGATTTACACCATATGGTGTTCCTACTGATGGATCAAAATTGATTGTGTTATTAGCCATTAGAAATAGACCTCAACATTTTCTTTATTTCATTAAGATCACCCTTGAGATCATCAACTTTTGTCTCAAGGGTATCAATCCTCTCCTTATCAGAATTCATTTTTTCTCTGGCTGCAATATAGGAATTGAAGCCAGTTTTATCATTATTAATCACTGCCTTGCTACTTGATTCTCTAGTAAGGTTGGGGTGATTTTCAACAGGAATATTTTTCATCATGCCAGTGCCATTACTCTCAGGTTTCTAATCTGTGGAGGTGCCGCAGAGTTAGTGGATGTTCCAATAATCTTAATTCTAAATGATGAGAAAGAAGGCAATTCATCAACGGAAAATTCAAGTTCTATGAAATGACGAACATCAGGAGTGCTTGTTATAACATCCATTTTCCTATAAAAAATATTGGAATTTCCATCATTATTAGCAGGATTTATAATATTACCAGCTGCATCAAGATTTTGATATCCAGGGAAAGGAACATATATAGCTTCTTTTGTGGATACTAGTTGATTGAGTGAATAAAACACTCTGATATCATTGAAAGTATTCACATATGCATCCATAAGAACCTTAAGTGAAGTTCCTGGATTTTCCAATTGAATTGGTTTTGTTACATAGAAGAATCTATTAGGATCATCCACAATAGTATTTACTCTTTTATCATTTTTATAATCAGTAATAGGATTATTAGTTCTATTAGAAGTGAATACAACAGAGGTGCTATCAAGATCAATAGCTGGTGATATTCTACTATCTTCACTAAGAAGATTTAAATTCAGAGTGAATGATTTGTTACCAGGTAGAGAAGAAAGGAAGTTTGATTCATTTACATTTGATGCAACAATTCTTAATGAATCAAAGTAGTTAGTTTTATTAATTGCAACTTGTTGGAAACCCTGATCATCATATGAAGATTCAGTTCCATTTACACTATTACCAGAAATTGTTCTAACAGTTGAATTAATTCTGGAACCTGTTGGTGTGATAATGTTAACATCTGGAACAATCTCAGAGAAGGGGAGATTGTAAGATGCTTTACCCTTAACTCCACCACCAGATTTTTTATTATTGAAAAATAGATTGGGGAAAGTTGAGCTAGCTCTGTTAGTTCCAACAGTAGTATCACTCATATCAATCTTCACATTATAAGTATCAAGATTGATGGGATTAGATTTAGTTACAATACTAAGATTGTGTGTTCTATTGATTCTTCTCAGCGATACACCATTCAATTCATACTTGTTAACCAGATCATTAACATCATGATTTTCAACAACTGTGTTATCTACACCTCTAACAACACCCAAAAGTTCATTATTTGCAAATCCAGTGTAAGAAAGAATCTCATTACCAATCTTGATATAACCAGGATTAGTTGCTGCAACAGCCACATTTTCAAATGTAGTGTAGTTGGCAGTACTTGCAATAGATAGATTACCAGTTGATGTATTAAGATAAGGTGAAGAAACAGTTGATGATGCAACATCACCTTTAATTCCACTTATAGTTACATAATTATTTAAAGAATACATTCCATGATTTCTATGGAATACCTCAAAGTGAAGACCATCAGTTGTTATTCTTATAGGACTAGATGGTACTACTCCACCTCCAACAGACTCATTGATGGTGATAGCAGCACCAACACTATTAATATAATTAAGTTGATTTGAAGTGTTAAAGTTACCTTGAACATTATTCAGAATCAACTCATTTTCACCATAGATATCTGAAACAGAAATTCTTGCATTTACACCAAGTAATGAGTTTCCAACTTGAATTGGTGAAAGAACATCACCAATGGCATAACCTTTACCACCATTTACAAAAGTAGCACCAACTGCTACGCCATCTTGTATGGTTATATCTGCTGTAGCATCAATACCATTACCAGTTATTGTGGTAAGAGCAACACCAGTAAATGTGTAATAACCAGATGATGGTGTGTAACCAACACCTGCGTTAGTAATTGATGCAGTTCCTGTAACTGATCCAGCAAAACCAACTAAGTTACCAGTAGCGTTTGTAGTGGATTGCTTAATTGTAAGCCCATCAACCAAACCAGTATCTTGAACTGTTGTTCCAAGACCAACACGAATAGTTCTATCATCCATAGAGAGAGGATTCTTTTTCATCCCCTCAAGACTCTTTGGAAGCTCAGGATTAAAGAATTGAACTGAACCATTGGGAACAAAATTAGCTCTAAACAACTCAAATGTAAGATCTTCATATTGTGAAGGAGTCCAAGTGGAAGCATTCTGTGATTTAAACAATGAACCAAGAAGTCTTTGAGAAGAAACGAGAATCTGTCCTTGTTCAGAACCAAGAGTTGCTACATCAGACTCACCAAGACGTGAGATCCAAACACGATAATTAGTAGAGTTGGATATAATGACAATGGCATATTCTCTTTGGCCTTCCAAGTAAACAGGAGAATCAAAGGTAAACTTAGTTGGTATACTTGCATCATCTGATACTTGAATATTATCAGGTGCCATATCAACTTGAGAATATGGGAGAATTCTTTGTGAGGGTGTACCCAACTCAACTTCTCGAATCTCAACAGTAACAGGAATTCCCTCTTGATCTACTTCATTAAAGAACAAATCAACACTTGTTAGGTAAATTCCTGTAGGGTCATCAACAATAAAAGATTGTGCAAGGGGATCTCTGTACTCACCAGATAGTCTAGTATCTCCTGTTGCAATTGTAACTCCAGATGTTACTTGTTCACTTTCAGTTTCAACCCTTGTTTCAGTTCTTTCCTCAGTTTCTGCTCTAATGGTTTGGAGTGAGAGGGTAGTTTCTTGTTTAGTATCAAGTTCACCACTCGAATAGAAAGTTTCTTCTGCAACAGTTGTTGTAAGACCAGGAACTCTTGAATCAATAGGACTACTGGTAAGTCTCATTCTAGATCTACCAGTTTCAAAAGTGGGACTACTACTATCATTTGGTGAAGGAACTTTATATGACATCAAAAGTGTTCCCAATCTATCACTTATAAGCCTTACATTAGTTACTCTTGCTTGTGCTCCACTTGTTCCACCAACAAGAACCATATCTGTTGCAATGAAACCAGAAAATTCAGGATTTTCTTCAGAAGAAAGACTGAAACTATCAACATTAATGATATTAGAAGTTTCTGAATAATCCTCAGGAATCAAGTTCTCCCTATCATATGGGTTTCTTTCAAAGATATCTGATGGATTGTTATAAGGACCATACTTATGATTCTGAGTTGCAACTCTAAATGTGATCTCTGCTTGTGTATCTGCACCAACTTGATCATTTTGTCTGGCAGATGATGTAGTGCCAGTAACTGTTTCTCCAACTTGGAAAGTACCAGAGATCATCTCAATTTCAACTAGCTTACTGAAACAGAATCTTGATACATCAACACCATCCCAGAAAGGATATACCTGAGTAAATGGTTTCAATTTAGTAACAGTGAGACCAATGTTACGAGATCTCATAAACTGGATGATCTCTCTGTTAACAACCCTATCACCAAGAGATTGAGTGTTAAACTCCTCATAGAACATTCTCTGCAAACCACTTCTCTCAAAATATGTGTTTACTTCTTGAGTAGACCAAGTCATAAGTTGAGTAACATCAGTTTCTTCCTGCACTCTGAAACCTCGTGGTAAACCACTATCGAAAAATTGTCTTCGTCCCGCATTTCCATGAATTTCGAAAAAATCTTGTGCGTTGCCATATCTCCAAGAATGAGATACAGTATCCACTTCCCATTGTCTGTGAATTTGTTCACTAGAATCTTGCCCTGTTCTTACCCAATCTGAAGTCCATTCAATTGGAAGGCTACCTATTCTATTACCATCTTCACCATCCTCAATTTCTGCTCCCATAGCAGTTACAATCGCATCAAATACACCATCAAAAGAAACTTCGTGAGCATCAATAACGTTTGTATCAATCCACACATCAACACTTGGTTCAAATTTAATATTACCTTGCCAATATCTAACAAGGAATGGAGTAACACTCTCAGAACGTGTTGCAAAGGGTTGTCTCAACCATCTTGTTTCTTGATAATCAAGGGTAATAACTTGATTAGTTCTTCTAATATTCTGACCAACAAGATCAGCAAACCTTGAATCTTGGTTAGAAGAAGTAGTGGTGCCAATACCAGCCATGGTGGTATTTCCAGGAGCCAAACTTACAGATGTAGTGTAGTGAGCTGGTCTCAATACCCTCTTAGTTGTATCAATACTGTTTCTAGTACCCACTCTATTATCTTGAATATCAAGAGAAGTAAAGTTATCAACAAATATACCAGATTTGAATCTATTCAATCCATTAGAATCAGGAACAAACTGATTTATAGTTGAGGTCTCCAGCATATTCAGAGAAGTGTAATACTCAACATTCTTCAATCTTCTATCAATACCAGCGATATCAGACATTTGATATCTCTTATAATCAATAAACTGAACATTTGCATCCTTAATTGAATAAAGATAAGGGGGATATGAAATATTAGCAATATTCAGGGCACCATCAATAGATTTAGGAAGTGCTGGATTATCAGCAGGCGCTCCTGTTACAACTGAAAAATTACCATCCTTATCAAGATATAATCTATCCTTTCTTCCAAGAAAATATTCATAATTTATATTGATAGATTCATCAGTTGCAAGAACATTTTTAGTGCTATTCTGACCATTATCAAATACTCTACCATCAAATTCAAGAGGTGATCTAGAACCCTCTGTTACATTGTAAGGGTTAACAATAGGTCTTCCATCAATAATATCAGTTACTCTGTAACCTCTTACTGATGGAATCTCAGAGGTGTAATCAAAATTGTTATATGAATTAACTGTTGTAATATCGCCTGTATCAGATGAATCATAAGAGGCTGAGAGACAATATACTTTAATTTTTCCAACAGGTGCTGGTGCACTTGATTTTCTATTAAGTCTACAATAATCAACGAAAGTTGAGGAATCACCAGATGATAGTGTATAACCTTCAGTGATATTCTTATCACCAACAGAAATGTTCGCTGCGATAGCACTAATGCCACTTGTAACAAAGTTGATGATTTCTCCTCTCTCAAATACAGTTTCATTTTTATAAATCATCTCAATGCTGGTATCAGTTAATTTTCCAGCAAATAGTGCTCTTGCACCACTAATTGAACCAATAATTTCTTCACCATCAATCAAATCATTTGTAGTTGATGTGGGACCATCAAGTGACTGAGTAGTCATTGAAGGTGCTTTTGGATTTGCAGTTGATGAAGATTCAAATACACCATAAACTTGAATAACATCTGGAATATTCAGAGAGATAATAGAATCTTGAACTCTTGTTCCAAATGGGAAATCACCATATGTTAAACCATCATTCAGTGTAGTTCCACCAATACCAGAACCACTTATTGATGATTTATCGATAAGAATGGTAGTAACAGGGTTTCTACTCTTTACTTTTGAAGTAACCTTGTTTTGAACAACTGTTGTTACAAGAGTAGCTCCAGTATCATCTGAACCTAAACCATTGATCTGAAGATTTCTAGAACCATCTGTAAATACAAATTTATCAGAAGAGAGGGCTTCAGTTGAACCATCAGATCTGATCAGAGTGTATCTCTCTTCATCAAAAGAAGTAAAGTTTTGGTTAACATCTGCTTGTACTGTATTTGTAGATCCATTTTGGATATTAACATCAAATGATCTTCTGATTGTAATTGATGCTTGTGAAAGATCTACATTTGATATATTCTTTCTTGGGAAAGCTGTGAAAAGAACTTCATTAGTTGTGGCGTTACTACCAGAAACTTGAACAGCAGGTTTAGTAACTACAATACTAAGATCAGTAACATTTAGTGTGCTTCCAGGAAGACCACCATCAATAAAACCTACTACAGTTGTAACTCCAACAACAGTTAGTGCACTTTCAGTTACGTTAGTTACCCTTGCAAAAGATGGAAAATTCTTAGCTGGATCAGAATATTTAATTAGATTACCAGTGCTAACAATGCCTGAGAACCCAGTTACAGGGGTTATAACTGTTGACACACCACTTACATGAGATGAGATAGAAGCAATACCAATACTTCTTGATTCTTTGGGAATTAAATCAGCAGAGAATGTTGATACACCAGCTTGTGTTCCATAAACAGATTGAATATTATTAATACCAAAATTTTCTATATCAGTTGTTGTTCTAGAATTTGTTTCTACACCATTAAAAAGAAGTTTTTCACCAATATGGAAAGAACCTTTTTGATTATAAACTGTAAGTGCAGTTCCCGCTGATATTCCATATTTCAAGAACGCCTGAGCACCACTAGATTCCCCTTCTACAAAGGTTGGAACAGAAAGTGTTACACCCTCATTAACAGTAATGTCTGTGTATGTCTGAACATCAAACAATGAAAGATCCCACTGATTTGTGTTGGGGTTAGCAACACTATATGATCCAGACTCAAGAGCCATATCATAAAATCTTGCAATACCAATTTCTTTTCCTGCTGCAACAGTTGAATCTTCTCCTACTCTTTGGCTTCTCAGTGAAAGTGTATTGGTAGTATTGAAACCAACTTGTGGATGACCATAAACTCTGTTTATTTCAAAAGAAGGTCCAAAAGCAAAGTTTACATTCTGCCCTTCAAGTGTTTTGGTGGTTCTTGGTTTTTGTACATCTATGTAAGAGTTGTTACGAATATCAACTTCATATCCATGAACATACGCTTTACCAGAGCTAACCTTTAGAACAGCAAGATCATCACTAGGAGTATTTCCACTAGGTGTAGTTTGTCCAGGATTGTAAAGACCCCTGTTACCAAATCCATTATTCAAGGAGTTTCTAAGTGTAGTAAGAAATTCCTTTACATAATAATTACCAGATTCATCAAAAGTTCTTCTTGCTAACTCATCTTCTAGAATGTTATAATCAGTTGAGGTATTTGTTTCTCTAAGATTGCCTGTTTGTACATCTGCAATCTGAATGAAGTTTTGATCATCAAAATCATCTGGATCTTTCTTTGCCAGAACTGCAGTAATTTTTAGTCTATCAGCACCAGGTGCTGTAAAATTATTAAATCCTTGTGCATTATCAGTAAGAGTTGGATCAATATCAGAGGAAATGATATCCTCTCTTACATTCAATCCAATTCTGTAACTAGGGTTATTAGTGTATTGATCTAAAATCAAGATCTGATCATCTACATCTACAAAAGTTCCTCTCAAGAAATAAACACCATTACTCAGTGCAAATGCAGAGCCTACAGCATTTGAGTTCTGAGTAAGTGTTTTGCAGAAACCCTCACCAGCGGTGATGAAAGTATTTGAGAAATTTATAGTGGTATCAGTGAGGATTACCTCATTATCAAATAGTGTTTGAGTAGCAGCATCAGTTGTGCTTGATTGGTAATAATTTACATAAAGAGTAAAATTACCTCTTTCTGATTGTTCATCTGTAATATATGTAATAACTTGTGCAGTGACACCAGATCTTTCTCCTCTTATTCTCTTTCCAACGAGTTGATCAAGATAAAGATTTACAGGAAGACCCAAATACTGAGGCTCAATCTGTACAGCATAAAACTCTTTCAGATAAGTAAGTTGACCAGGTATAACTTTAGCACCTTCTTTAAAGAAGTGCTCACCCATATTTTCAACCTGATTCTGTAGGATAGATTGAAGATTGTTTAGCTCTCTAGCCTGAACTGGATAAGCTGGTTTGAATAGAACTTTATAATAGTTACTTTGGGGATCAAAGTCATCAAAATAAGGAGCAACGTTAAGATTAGTTTCCTGTGGCATGATTTCTTAGAATTGCAAGATAATTTTTACATCTTCTTTCTGAGAGGAAGACCTCAATACTGAAGGTCTATTGTCAACATAAATGATATCCCCAGAATATTTTTTAGACTCTGGTTGAGCCAATCCATTGACGAAACTCTGACCAAGATAATAAGTTCTATTATTTAGAACAGTAGATACACCTTGAAAACTAGTATCAATACCAAGATTGACACTTCCTCCAGTGATCGTGAGAGAACCTCCTCCAAAAGGGTTGGAGGTAAATCTGTTCATTCTAAACCCATAGATGGGTGAGGGATTGAGAGATCCATCAGAACTAAAACCAGAATTAGTTCTATCTTGCCAGTATTTCAAAACACCTGTTACAGAATCATATGATACAACTCTTCCTACAGCTGTAGAACCCAAACCAACAGTTTGAGTAATGTATGAATCTGCGTTGAATACAGCTGAACTGTATCCAGCACCTGTGAGTCTTATTGCATAAGTGGCAGCTGCTTTATCTAGTGTAAGAATTGAATTTGAATTATTTGCTTCTGGATTCTCAATCAAGCCAACTCTTGCAAATTCATTACCTGTGATAAAATCAGGGTTTTCAGTATCATTCTCAAATCTAGCGTAAGATAGTACGTTAGTTGCACCAAGTTCTCTGTAGATATCAGCACCATGCCCACCAGGGGGAGGAATAATAACATTGAATACTGGAGTAGTAGTTCCAACTGGAACTCCACCAGCAACTAAATCAACTGTACCAAAAGTATATCCACTACCACCATTTGAGATAGTAACAGACTCAACCTTTGAATCATTGTTAATTACAATAGTACACTCACCACCTTCACCATCACCAAGAATTGGAACTCTAGTATATGTTGTATTTGCTGGCGAGAGTGCAACACCTCTGTTTCTTATTGTAACAATTTTAAGCTGACCACTAATTGAAGAATTTTGTCTAACAGCTGCATCTGCCGCATTTGTTTCCCAATCTGTTGGAACAGGAATATAATTTGTAGAATCAAATTTAATTGCCTGACTTGGACTTATAGTGTAAAGATATTTCCAAATATATCCATCACCAGATGAACCAGCTTCTCTTGGTTCCAAATCAGTAAAAAGTGGTTCATCAAGAGAAGGACCACCAGTGAAATTATTTTCAGGATTTGCGTTATTGAAGAGACAGATATAAACTCTAAAATCTTTATTAATTACATAATAGTTTGCATCATAAATGTCAAAGGAACCTGATGGTTGAGAGGGGTTATCCCTATCAATATCATTTCTCCACATATCATATGTAATACCAGAAGTCCAAGTGTTCTTCCTTACAACTTGGCTAATATCAGAAGAATTTATCTTCTTCATGGCAATCATTGTATCCCAATAATCATCGGACTCATCTAAGTTATCCTTTGGTGCAGGAGGATTAGAATTCCAAGTAGATTGGTAATTAGTTGCATTGGGAAGACCAATAAAAGTATAATAAGAGTTTGTACTGGATTGCACTCCAGTTACAAAATTCTTAGCATTCAATATACGAATCTGGTCAGTAATTATTGCAGCCATTTTATGAGGACTTTTTGTTATTTAGGGGATCAAATTAAACTTGGATATACTGAAATAGTATTACCCATACCTGCGTGATTAGTACACTGATAATAAAGTGTTTCAGGGGCATCAAATGGGATTTCAAACTTAATAACCCCACTCGCAGCTCCATTATTTGTTACACCAGTATTGTAAGCTGCTCCACCGTTTGATACTCTGATTTGGAATGGGTGTCCCCCACCACTGTTATTATTAAATTCATAAACTCTACCTCTTGCGAGATAAAGAACTGGATCATTTGTGGTTACTGTAAATCCAACTCCAGTGAAAGTGTAATTATTGGTTCCATCTGCTCCAAGAGTCCATCTACCTGAAACTGTATAAGACGCATCACCGTAATATGTAGCACCAGTTACTACACCCAGAGTTGATACACCAGTAACAACCAATGTATTTGCTCTTACATCAGCAGTTGATGCAATAGCAGTAGATGTGATTGTGGTAATACCAGCGTTAGTAGTTACTGTGATGTTATCACCCGCAGAGATAAGGGTAGTGATTCCAGTAAGACCAGAACCATCAGCTCCAGTTAGAGTAGTTACAACTCCAGTGAGAGCAGAACCATCAGCTCCAGTTAGAGTAGTTACAACTCCAGTGAGATTTGACCCATCACCATAGTAGGTTGCACCAGTAACGATACCCAGGGTTGATACTCCAGTAACAACTAATGAATCTGTTCTAATGTTAGCTGTTGAAACACCTGTAAGATTCGATCCATCGCCATAGTAGGTTGCGCCAGTTACAACACCAAGTGTTGATACTCCACTAACAACTAATGAATCTGTTCTAATGTTAGCTGTTGAAACACCAGTAAGATTTGATCCATCGCCATAGTAGGTTGCACCAGTTACGATACCCAGGGTTGATACACCAGTAACAACTAAAGTGTTTGTACTCACGTTTGCAGTAACAGCAATACCAGTGAGATTTGATCCATCGCCATAGTAGGTTGCACCAGTTACAACACCAAGTGTTGATACTCCACTAACAACTAATGAATCTGCTCTAATATTTGATGTTGAAAGACCAGTAACTGCAACAGTTATAGATCCAAATGATGTGGAGATACTAATGTTAGAACCAGCAACCATCTGAGTTACAATACCAACGTAAGCGTTGGTTCCATCACCGAGAACGTTGTAAACTTCCTGAAAGTTGCTATTAATCTTTACTGCACCAGCTAGGAGAGTATCTCCAGTACCATCATTGGGTGTAGAACCCGTGTTTATCCCAAGTCTCGACATTTTTAGGTTAAAGATTCTGCGTTATAGTTATTTAGGAGGTATAGTTATTGTATTTGAGTGGGTTAAATCTTTGAATTACTGCTGAAGTGTTGATACCACTATAACCATTCTCACCATAGAAGTTAAATTCATTATCATCTGATGTGGTTCTATCAGAAATATCAATTTTACCCCAACTAAATTTACCAAAGTTGTATGCTGTACCAATACCTCCCTGGTAAATTCTGAATACTTGAGAATCAAATGTAAAGATAGTGGAATCAAAAGTGATATTATTATTACCAAGAGTAATTGTTGAAAAACCACCAACATTAGTGAAAATTCTTCTTACTGTAGTAACACCAATACCAGTTACCTCTTTCTCAAGATTGTAAGCTGAAACAACTTGATACACCTGATCAATATTCTCAGTTGTCATTCCAATTCTTGTTGTTCCATCAGTTTTTAATCCAACAACTGTTCCACTACCAAAACCAACATTGGAGTTGAATACTGTGAAATAATCATTCTCATTTATCTGAGAAACTGTAATTCCAGTAGAAACATAATTATTATCTCTCAAATAAGAGTTGGGTGGAATGAAGAAATCAAGAATCAATTGAGTTTCAGAACCAACACCACTTGAAGTTGTGGTACCAAAACCAACAACTATACCATAATCTCCACTATAAGAACTAACATTCATTACATCTCTCTCAACCTGTGGAGGAGAAATAATTACAATTGGTGAGGTAGTGGTTGTGTATCCAGAACCACCATCAGTAATAGTAATTACATTACTGATTTCACCATTAATAACGCTAACTGTGGCAGTTGCTGTATTTCCAAAACCAGGTCTACTGATTGATATTTCAGCTGGATGCTGATACCCAGCACCAGAATCAGTTAGATTAATAGATGAAATTTCACCAAGATCATTTACAGTAGCTGTTGCTTTTGCATCTCTCTTTTCATCTTGTGAGATAATTTGTATCTTATCTTGGAAAGATCTATCATTTGATTCATTCTGTTGATTAAACAAAGGTCTTACATTGTTAACATAAAGAGTTGTAGATGTTGATCCAATACTATTAATCAAATAAGCTGAAGGTTGAATTTCTGGTTCAAGTTCAACTCTATCCTTTGAAATTTTATTATTATTGATTACCTTATCAACTAACTGCTTACACCAAGTAACTGGTCTATTCAAAGTTGTGGAAGTTGTTACACCAGGACCAGAGTAAACATTAGTTTCAACAGAATCAATCGTATTGATACCAACAACAGTTCTTTCGTTCTGTTGATATCTGAAATCAATACCAGTTGGGTTATCATTTAATGTGAGCTTATCACCAGTTTTAACAGTTTCAAGAACATCAGTGAATACAACATCAATTTCTCCACTTCCCTTATAGAAAAGGATACTACAAGTATCTCCTCTTCTTGGAGCTTCTGCAAACTCAATTTGTGAACCACCAGTAAACTTATAGGCAACTTCTGGTTGTTGTAAGATATCATTGAGGAATATGAGCAGTGTTTTATCAACCTCAACATTAGAACCTCTCTCTGCTTGAATTGAAATTGGAGCTCCTTCTAGTGTGATCTTGAATGCCTTATTAATATCATCAAACTTTGAAGATAGATCATCAAGAACTTCAAGTTCACCAACATTCCAACCACTCATTACATCATTAAATGTCTTAGATATTGTGATTTGAAATTCACTAAAAGTTTTAGATGTATCAGTTGGAATACCAGCTGTGCCGCCAATATCAACTGTTAAGATCTCACCATCACCATAACCAAAACCTTTATTTCTAATCTTTAATTCGATTACACTAGATCCTTGGCCAACCTTGATATCTACAGTTGCACTTTGTCCACTACCAACAGGTGATTCAGAGCTATAAACTAGTGGAACATTATAGTAAGAGAAAGGAGGATCAATAATAACATCAGGTGTATTTGTCTGAGAGAAACCTGAACCACCATTGGTAACTGCAACACTTACAATATTGCCATTTGATATAGAAGCAACACCAACAATTGTTATGTTTGGAATATTGTTACTATATGTTTGTACACCAACATTAACAACAGTTTGTATTCCAACTCTATAACCACTACCACTATTACCAATAGCAATTGATGTAATTGTTCCTGCACCAGATACAATAGCTGTTCCACCAGCGGCAACAAGAGGTTGATAACCAAAACCACCAGTAGAGCCAATTGATAATAGCATACCTCCCAGTGGATAATCTCCTCTGTTGGGATCATATCCATATCTTGATGGTTCCCCAAGGAAACGAATAGAAGTGATACCACTCTGTTCAGTTAAATCATAAACAAATGGATCAGATACATTTGTTCCTTGAGGTTTCTGGAATACATCATTAATAAGTATGAAAGCATTATCAGATGAGAATCCAGTTATATTTTGTTTATCTTTGGTGATATTGAATTGACTTGTGATGCCTGTGAATTGATCAGAGATATTATCAAAAACATAGTTGTTTGAATAAGTTTCACTTGAACCACCAGAAACACCAGATCTCAGGAATACTCTACCTTGAAAAGTAGAGTGAGTTGATATACCTGTATAATCTCTGTCATCTGGATCGCCAGTTGTTGTAGAGAGGGGTGTGAGTCCTTTAGGAGCTTCAATGAAATTAACTGTATTATCAATAATATTATAAGAACCACTTACTTTAGTAACAAGACTACCTAAAGGATGAACACCTACCAGTGTACCTAGAACTCCTCTTTGAACGCTTATATTGTTTGTACCACCAACACCAATGTTGGTAATCTTCATTATTTCATCATTAATTTTTACCAGATCAGATGATTGAATTGAGGTAATACCAGAAATTCCAAATCTTTGTTCAAGGTTTATTGATTGAGTTGTTGTATAAGTAATCGCTGTTCCTGTAACTGGAGATTGAATTACATTATCAATTGCCATCAAGCATCTTGCGTTCTGGTTTTGAGTTGTGATTGAGTGAGAAAGACCAATACCCACACCACTAATATCCAAAACAATTGGTTCATTTGCTAAAGCATTTTGTGCAGTTGTAGAAAACTTGATATTTCCATCATCAACTTTAACTACAAATAGTGTAGGAGGAAGTTTAGTAGTTAAACCAATTCCAGGAACATTTGTTGATTCAATTGTAATTGCTGCTGTGTTACCAATACCAGGAGAAACATATGTAACTTGCTCTCCAGTAACAAAGAAGTGACGAGGAATAGATATTGAGTTATTAACAACATCAACAATTTCTGAATTATTTCCACTAAAAGTTCTCTTGAAAATAGGATCTTCTTTATGAGTTAATTCAAAAGATTGGACCAGATCAAGTGCAGCACCAACATAAGAACCTTCTCCTGATCTGATAGTTACATTCTCCATAGGAATGACACTATCTCTTGTATTGATTTCAAAGGGCTCCATTTGAATACCCCACAACCTAACTTCCTGATTGGTAGATGGATTTGGTGTCCAGGTAATGTTCTTATTATCACCAGTTGATGTAAATCCAATTGTACCAAGAGATCCATTTGTGGTAACTTCACCAAAAACAGTGAAACTTTCTCCTGTGTTTGATGCCAGCACAGATAGTTCGCTTATTTGGTATTCATTGTTTGTAGTATCCTCCACTGAAATAATGTAATAACCTGCTTCAAAGGGAGTGGTAAAAGTATTAACAACATTTGCTACAGGTGATCCTGAGGATGGAATAGATGTATAATCTGAAAGTATTCTAGCTGTTGAAAGTCTCTCTGAACTTACACCAGTTGCGGTTGAGGCAATTGATGTAACAGAAACATTAGATGTAAGTTCAGAACCATATCCAGAGTAGAATATAAGGTCAACATTACCACCTCCAATATTAAAACCAAATGTACCAGCAGCTCCAACAGATGTTAGTGAAGATGTATCCAGATCGCCATATTCAACATAGTAAACATCAGTACCATCATGAACCGCATTGATCTCTTGAACAAAATAATTATCAGATGAATCATTTAATTGAACCAAGTATTTCATGGCTCTATAAGTATCAGCCACAGAAACAAGTGTTCCTGATGAACCAGAGTTAATGGTAGTGTGTCCACCTGATAGTCTTACAACAGATCCATAATCTCTTGAGTCAACATTACTATTGTTATTAAGAATTGATACTGATAGGGTGGAAATTAGATAGTTATTAAACTGAGTTGAGTTTGGTTCAAAGATAAGATTCCATCCACCAGTTTGGGGTTGATAATCATAAAAACCAAGAGGAGCAACAGTATCAAGAATAGAGTAATCATTACTGAAAGCATTTGCATTTCTTTGTAACAAGGATACAATTGAGAACTGCTTTTCATCAACAAAGGTATTATCTTTAGCAAAAGTTATTATCTTATTGTAAGTCATATTTGACTCAAAAGATGATACAATTGAGAAGTCAGTGGATCTACTTGTATCATTGAAAGAACCACTAAAATCATCAATGGTAAGAACTCTATTACCAACAGATTGAAAGAAATCTGTTAAGATTTTGTTCTTGAAGTTAATTTCATTAGAACTAAGCACACCATCAATGATAAATGAGTTTTCAGATACTTCATCAAAATCATAAACACACATCACACTAGCAGTGCTGATAACATCAACAATGATATCAATATTTGATTCTTCAACACTAATAATGTTTTGATCACTAAAAGCACCAACTAATGAACTCTCAATAACATGATCTGAGAACTTTTTATAACCAGATGTATGATTGAGAGCACTAACAGGATCATTCCATACTGATTCATCAATTTCACTTTGTAGTGAATATGAAAACTCTTGATAATAATCATTGTTTGGAAGTCGCTGTGTATTCTCATTCAAGAATCCAGTGTTTCTTTGCCAACCACTGATTGTAGTTGTTCCAGCACCAATCTCAATCTCAGAGTTGTAGTTAAAACGACTTCTAATAATACCTCTGGTATTAGAAGTTTCACCAACAACAAATTTTCCAACAGAGAATTCTTTATCTGATGATACCTTGAGAGTTCCTACATTATCTCTCCAACTAATTACTTTACCTTTATTACCATCTGATGATACAGTTTCACCTTCAAAGAATTGATTATTTTTAAGAACAATATCAAAAATTGGGAAGTCACCCTCAGATGTAACTGTTGCTAAGGTGAGTGATGATACGTTACCAGGAATATTACCATCATCTAGAATATCTTTTAAACTATACTCTACAAAAGCACCTGAACCACCAAAAGCTCCATCAGAATCAATAATGGTAAAGAGTTCATAGTTATAATCCTTTGAGTTATATCCTCTCCCTGTTGATCCAATACCAATATCAATATTTTCAACAATCATCTTTGATCCAATATCAAATCTAAATTCAGATGCATTGTTGAAAGTAGAGTTAAGATTTAACCTTACAATCTTAGTGGTATTATTGTAAACTACAGAATCAATCTTTATACCATTAGAGTTGTTGATAGGAATGATGTTTGGAAGATTCTCATAGATACCAGATACATTTTCAAAAATAGTAACTTGCGAATCACCAATCTGATATCTGATATCGCAATCAACTAACTCTTTGGTAAAAGAATCTTGAACTATCAAACCAGGTGCGTTAAGATAGTTTCTACCACTTGAACTTATTCCAATGAAATCAAAAGACTTGTAAGCGTCCATATTCAAGATCTCAGGAAGATTTGATACAGGTCTCAAGGTGAAGTCTGTAGGAT